ATGATCAATCAATCTCTAATGAGAGGTGGAAAGAAGTTCGTTGTATTCTATTCTTATAACCCTCCACAGAGTGCTAGTAATTGGGTTAATGCTGAGGTTAAGCTAACTCGTGAAGATAGACTAGTGCACCATAGCACCTATTTAACAGTGCCTAGAGAATGGTTAGGTGAGCAATTCTTTATTGAAGCTGAACACCTTAAGGCAACTAAGCCTAAATCATATGAACATGAATACTTGGGTGAGGTTACTGGAACAGGCGGAGAGGTATTCCAAAATGTAACCTGCAGGCTTATAACAGAAGAAGAAATAAAAGAGTTCTCAGTGGTACGCAGAGGTTTAGACTTTGGCTATGCTATAGATCCTTTAAGTTATACTGTAATGAGTTATAACAGGAAATACAAAAGACTTTATATATTTGGTGAAGTTTACAAGGTTGGTTTGTCTAATCATGCAGCATATGAACTAATAACCAAAGAGAATAAAGCTAATGAAAGTATAATAGCTGACAGCGCTGAGCCTAAATCTATAAATGAATTAAATCAATATGGACTTAGAGTGTCAGGAGTTAAAAAAGGCCCTGACAGTGTAGAATATGGAATTAAGTTCTTACAGAGTTTAGAAGAAATAATAATAGACGATACCAGGTGTCCAGAAACAGCTAGAGAGTTTCTATCCTATGAACTTGAGAAGGATGCTAATGGAAACTTTAAGGCAGGATATCCTGACAAGAACAATCATAGTATAGATTCTGTTAGATATGGAATGAATTATGAATGTATAATGTTTAGGGAAGAAGTAAAGAAGAATAAAAAGCGTGATGATTTTGGACTATACGAAAAGAAAAAGAGTGCGTTTGAACCTCAAACGGTTGATGATTCATATATTAACGGTGGGTTCTAAATTGCATAAAACGCATAGAAATACAACGAAAACTGCATAAATATACTGTATAAAATATAAAATGCTTTAGTTTTGAACTTGTAAGCCTGTAAAGTGGCTTAAACACTAGGTTAAATTTCAACATGTCGCAAACGAACCATTTAGCGACATCTTTAAAATGAGGTGGTTAAATGCAATTAATATTAGGAGCTGTTCTTGGAATAGTTCTTTTTTTATGTTGTCTTATAAGCTATATAACAGGATTTAAACATTGTAAGGCTATGAGCAAGGGTGAAGTTCCTAAGCTTAATCTAAACCCTGTAGAAGCTATTAAAAAGCACATAGAAGTTAAAGAGGAAAAGAAACAAGTAGATAAGTATACAGAAGAATGGAATAACTTATTTAGTTATACAGGAGATGCGCAAAAGGAGGGTGATAAAGATTGAAGAAGGACGTAACTAATGAGTGGCAGTTATACACCAATGGTAAAGATTATAATTCTAAACTTCATCCGCCTTATTATACTACAGTAGACAAAAACTATAGATTCTATAGCAATGATCAATGGTATGGAGTTCAAGCGGGTAATCTTCCTACTCCAGTATTTAATATCATAAAACCTATTATTGATTACAAGATATCTAGTGTACTTAGTTCAAAGGTTAAAATGCAATTTGGTGTAGAAAATATAGCCGATGATACAGAAGATGAGAATGAACTAGAATTGCAACGTGTAGCTGATATGATAAGTGGTTATGCTGATACTAAGTGGGAAAAACTCAAGATAGATAGCTTACTTAGAGAAGGGCTTCTAGATGCTTCGTTAAGTGGTGATATGTGTTTCTACACTTATTGGGACCCTAAGATTGACACATATACAACTAATGGTATCAATCCTAACACAAATGAACCTGCTAAAGTTATGGGTGATTTCTGTACTGAATTGGTTGATGGTCAGAATGTTATGTTTGGAAATCCTAATAACAATAAGACTGAACCACAACCGTATATATTGATAATTGGGCGCGACATGGTTTCTAACCTTAAAAAAGAAGCTAAAGAGAATAAAGTACCCAAGGCTGATATAGATAAGATTGCAAGTGATGAAGAAACGGAATATCAAGCAGGTGACAGAGGTAAGATTGAGATAGATAATGCCGATGAAAATGGAAAGTGTACATACTTAATCAAGTTATGGAAAGAAAATGGTACTGTTAAACTTAAGAAGGTCACTAAATATGCTATTATAAAGCCTGAGATTGACACGGGACTTAAACTATACCCTATAGCATGGATGAATTGGAGCCGATTAAAAAACAGTTATCATGGGCAAGCAGAATGCACAGGCCTAATACCTAATCAGATATCAATTAATCAACTGTTTGCAATGATTATATATCACATGAGAATGACAGCATTCGGAAAGGTTATATATGATAAAGCTAAGATAGCGGCATGGAATAATGCAATAGGTGCAGCTGTAGGTGTAGAGGGAGAAGTCACAGGAGCAGTACAACAGATTTCTTATGGACAAATGAATAACATGGTAATAGAAGTCTTTAGAGAAGCAATAAGTCAAACTAAGGATTTAAACGGTGCTAATGATGCAGCACTAGGAAACATTGATCCTAAGAATCAAGGTGCTATTATAGCAGTTCAAAAAGCTTCTCAAATACCACTGCAGAACATATCAGATGCACTATATCAATTTGTAGAAGATTTAGGTTTAGTTTGGCTTGACTTTATGCTTAGTAAATACGGAGATATAGAACGTAAGATAAGTTATAAAGAGGGTGATATATCTAAAATTGGTACGTTTAATGCAGAAATGTATAAAGATATTCCGTTTAAGATTAAAATTGATGTTGGTCCTTCTTCTTACTGGAGTGAGTTAACAAGCATCCAAACTCTAGATAATCTATTAGGTCAAAAGATAATAACTCCTGTACAATACTTAGAGCGACTTCCTAACGGATATGTTTCTAAGAAACAGGAATTAATAGATGAATTAAATCAGCAAGTAGATGCTCAAATAGGCGCAGAACAAAACAACTATGAGTTAATGTCGCAATTCGTTGACAGTTTACCGCCTGACGTACAGGCACAGTTAAAGGCTATGCCGGATGCACAGATGGAACAAGCAGTAATGCAAATGATGCAACAGCAACAAGGAGGAATGTAAGTTGGATTTTAAAAAAGCTTTTGAACTATTAAAAGAAGGAAAGCTATTAAAACTTAAGTCGTGGAAAGGATATTGGAAGTGGGAAAACAACACTATTATGATGTATTGCAAAAATGGTGACACTTTAGACATAAGGGAAACACAAAATGTAGAGTTCACCATAGGTAATATCCTTACTGATGAATGGGAAATAGCTACAATTGAAAATTGTCAATTGCTTAATGGAGTAGTTGAACCATACACGCATAAGTAATGCAAGGGGTTGTTAATTCAATCTCTTTTTAAATTGTTATAAAATTTCGCTACCCAAGCGTAAAAAGGGAAAGGAGTATTAATATATGGAAGAAATAATTGAAAGCACAGTAAACGCTGAGCAAGTGGAAGTCGTAACTCCACAAAACACAGAGGTTACAGAGATCTCAAATGAACAGGTAGAAACTACTCAAGACGTATCAGAGGAAGTCGTTAAACCTCAAGTAGAAGAAAAGCCAGTTCAAAGTAAAGAGGATAATGCAAAATTTGCAGAAATGCGAAGAAAAGCAGAATCCGAAGCGATTGACAAATTTATAGCTAGTCAGGGTTATGAGTTTGATGGTAAGCCTATCAAAACAAAAGCCGAATATGACGAAGCTATAAGAGTTAATCAAGAACGTCAAAGAATACAAGAACTTGTTAATAATAACGTGCCTGAAGATGTTGCAAAAGAACTTGTTGAAGCTAAAAGATTTAGGCAAGAGTATGAAGCAGAAAAACAAACAAAGGCACAAAAAGAAGCTCAACAAAGGGACTATGAATCCTTTTTTGAAGCTTATCCAAGTGTTAAAGCCGATGAAATACCCGTGGAAGTTTGGGCAGAAGTAGACAAGGGTAAAAGCTTAGTGGATGCATACGCAAAGCATGAAAACTCTATACTAAAGGCTAAACTTGCTGAGTATGAAAAAGGTAGTAAGACACAACAGATAAATGCTAGTAATGCTGAGAGTTCAACAGGAAGTGTTACAGGCAATGGACAGCCAGTTACTAAAGAAATAACCGCAGAGAGCATTGCAACAATGTCCGAAAAGGAAATTTCTCAAAACTGGTCACAAGTGAAAAAAATATTAGGAATGAGATAGGAGAGATAAATTATGGCAGTTATAAATTCAATTCCAAAGTTAGTATCTACCAAGATTTTAAGAACACTAGAAAAAGATCTTATAGCTAAAAAGATTTGTACAATGGAGCCAGATGCGCC